CCCGGCGTGTGTCGTTCCCGGGGCGGGGGTAATAAACCCCTAGTTTGGAGACTAGAGGTTTATGTGTACCTTGGGTAAAGTAAATGGGGGCTAGTTAAACTAGGGATTATTTTTCGTAGTGAGGGTAAATACTTTTTCCGTCCCAAGTGTTACCCGGAACCTCTTTATTGTGCAGTTCACTAAGCTCGCGACGATGAGCCCGCAGTGCTTCGGAGTAATCTTCCTCTAAATCACGGTTTTTGTTTCCGTGGGTTTCGAGGTACTCTTCTTCACGTGCGGACATGCCGATAGCAATAGCCTCATCAATATCATCAGATGTATAGTCCGGTTCTTTCTCCGCGATAGACTTACGCATCTCGACAAGGTCCTCATAAGTTACATACTTCTCTCTAACCCAATGGGATAGAGCCTTTTGTTTGTTCTGCTCCTCCACCAATCGGGCAACGTTCGCCGGAAGAGTGCCTATAATGGGGCGAAAATGGTTCAATCTAACCGCCTGCATATGCTTATGCCCCCGCAGGATTTCTTCAATGTGCTCTACGGCAGGCAGCAACAACAATCCAAGCTCTTGGGAGTCCGTAACATTCCACCCGAATTTAACTTCCGGGTGAGCTTCCCATGCCGCACGACAAAACTTCTCCGCTTCCACAATCGGGGCATCAGCAGTCAGCGCATCGCGTCTAGTGCGAGGGGCAAAGCTGAGATTTGGGTCTAAAGCGGCGGTGACGTCGGCTATAACGGCTTTCTCCGTCCAGCGAGCGTCACGCATCGGTATGTACTCGCCAATTACGAGCTCCCCTCGACGGGACCCACATCCCAGTACACTGTAACCAAGCTCATTTTTCCCGATTAAATTATTACCGTTGATGATGTGGACGATAAGCTTCCCTTTGGGGAGTTTCACCAACTGCACCATATATTTGTCGGTATCGTACTGGTTGTAAACTTTGCCGAGCATGTAGAAAACGTCGTCAGCAGAAAAGTTAGGGGTCGTTTTCAGAACAACTTCACTGCGCGAAGGGTATTCGGTCATCACTCTAAGGCGGTCGGAACTCATTGGGTTCTCCTTTTTAGGTTTATACATTAAACGGGGCGGGGATGTCAACTCTCTAGTGGGTATGCGCTTAAGTAGGTGGGCACCCCGTAAGTTGTTGCCGAGGCTAGGAGTGTGTATTTATCGTTTTCTTTCTGCCAGCCTTGTCTCTCCCACAAAGAGGACACCCCTGCCCTCTTAAATGTTTATCGGGCGACTGGGAAAACTCTCCGTGCTTTGGGCATAAAATTATTACCTTTGTCTTTGCATTTGCATATACTACGGAAGAGTAGTCATAACTACCGTGAACTTTGGTTGCTAACTGAACAAACTTGTCAAGTCCCATGCGTCGAACTTCTCCTTGTTCCTTTCTTCTCCGTAGCAAATTATCCCGATATTCCGGAACTTGCCATAGAGTTTTTATGGACGCCCCAATGGTTGCTAAAGCTTCGGGGGTTTTGCTGCTTGCCTGAAACTTCTCCTTCTCCTCGGCATTCAAATTCTGCCAAAGCTCTTTTCTGATTACGCCCATCCTCTCTCTATACTCTTGGCGGTTCCAAACGTTTTTCATTCCTCGACTATAGTTATCTCCCTTTTCCCGATGAGCTTTCTTGATTCCGTTAGACCAATTAGCTTTCTTTTTTGGGTCTTGATGCGCTAACTTAATATTTTGATTTCGTTTCTCTACTATGTCTGGGTTACTGTTAAAAACTTCTTTCAGACGGATGCTATGCTGTTCTCTCATTTCTGGGGATTGCCATACCTGCATGTTAATGACCCGCAGCTTCTCCTTAGTTTCAATAGAATGATGCCCAGTAAAACCCTCCCCACCTTTACAGATGTTGTAGCCTATCTCTGGATTCCGGGTATCGAACAATTCAATAAGTGTAATCTCCCAAGCATTGAGTGCTTCACGGGTCTGGACGCCGGAGATTAAAGGGGTAATGGACCAATCCGATTGATTGGGGTACTTACGCATAGCGTTGAATAGGTGGGACCCTCTGCCATGACCCTTTCTTTTTAACTCATATCGAGATTGAGAGAACTTCATTTGAAGATACTTCTTTAGGTTGTTGCCCTTGTGTTGCCCGACATAAATCTTCCCCGTTGCGCTATTTGTGATGAGATAGATGAACATAAAAATGGACTCCTTATACAGGAGTCCATAGTCGAAAAGTTTAGGGTCTAACTGCTATAAAGTAGGCTACGTCCAGTGATGTCGCCACTGTTCAGGCCACTATCAATGAATGCACCATAAACTGAACCGGAGCAATCATAGACGTCAGTAACTTTGACTGAGCACTCTTCAGTAACTGCTGCCTGCTCAACCTGATAGGCAGTGTTATAGCTCTCCATCCAACATCCCTCGAACAACGTCGCTATGGCATACAATCCCGGATTGCCTGTGTTATTCAGCCCGCCTTCATTTGCGACATCAGCTTTGGTAGCCTGACCCTTGTTCGGGTCCTCACTTGCAATCTGGGAGAACACAATCTCAGTCTTGATATCGAATGGAAATCTGTGGTGTCTAAGCGAGCGCACCGCGCCACTTACTCCGGCTTTGTACCCCAGTACCTGCATAAGATTCGCCAAGTACAAGCATGTACGAGTAATGCTCAGTTGCATAGCCTGAGTTACACCTGGAACTAGCTCGGCGATGTTGTCGCCATACCCAAGTCCACGCACCTCTTCCACCTGTCGAGATTCCTGAATTCCGAAACTACTAGTTACACCAGTGCGGACGAATCTCCCTACCCCGACAACGTCGGTGAAGATTTTGAATCTGGAAGAGATGACAGTTTCTGTCTCCCCTGTCGCACCTTCACGATAAATATCCTCTTTGTTACGCACCTTGCGGCGGGGCTGATCATTTCTGCCAGCCTCTCATAGTTACTATTCCTATGAGAGCAGACTATCGCATCACTCATGAGTGTCTCTTCGCTTAGTCGTTCACGGTCCTTTTCAGGTTCCGCCCTATTCCCATTGCAGGGTCCAAGTCAATCAGAAGAGATTTAATGTGGCCTAGCTATTAAGCCACCTTCGGACATACTTTATTCCTCCTGTGCCGCATCGAAGGCGGCTGATTCTATAATAGAGTCTGATAGTTGTTCTTTGTAATAACACTGTAAGGGTTTTGGTTCGGAGAATTCCTTACCCCATTTTGAAGCTGACCCTTTTCTTCCTATCCATGATTTGTACTCAGGGGTTCGAAGATTGGATGCTTTTGTTAGATTGGCAGACCCTTTGGGATTAGGACGTCCTTTGAGCGTTTTAGATATCTGTGCTTTTTGTTCATCCGAAATAGTATGCCCCCTAAGTTTAGAGGTACGTTTCTCAATCCACTCGGCTGACTGCTTCTTCCCCCTAAACCTATCCCCTACAGCGGACTTAAATTCTTCGGTATGTCTGCCCCAACCCTTTTCCTTACGCGACACCCACCCTCTTCGTAAAGACTCCTTGTGGGACTCCGACAAGTTCTTACCCATCAGAGCTTGACTGAGATGTTCACTATGCTCCGAGGAACGTTTTACCCCCTTATTGGAAGGGGGTTTATCTGCCTTACTAGCTACATTGTACCCACGGTTAACAGAGTCTAGGGCATCGAGTGCTATTTGTTCTTGCCACAGAAGATCGGGTTCTCTACAGTATGCTATTACCTCGAACTCGAAAACCGACTCTCCGTATTTATTCCAAGCGTTTTGTAACTTAGTATTATCGTGAACACCTTTGCGTAACTCCCTTTTGTGTTCTTTCCATCTGCGTGGGATACGTTTAGAGCTACCTACGTACACTAAGTTGTTAACCCTATTTCGAATTGTATAAATACCACAATGAAACCAAGTCATAAAATAAAATACTCACCCTAATAAGGAGTTTGGTATTTTATTTTTGTGAAATCACTGACAATCAAATTAAAGGCAAGGAGAAGCGTTTCTTCCCACTGTCGTATATACGGTACCACCCCTTGGCGGCAGCCGCTTCCTCTTCATTGACCCCCGCAGGGACGCGAAAGTTCCCCTTATCTACTCGACGATGCTGCTTAGTGTAGTAGTAATCCGGCTTTAACTCTTCCTCAAATGTGAACCCCAATTTCTCATACAGTGCTCCGGTATGGAACCGATTATCCGAGAACGTGACCATCCTCTTAAACCCCATTTCCTTTAGTAATGGCACCGCCATTTTCAAAGCCTTTTCGTGAGGATTCCAAGATTTGTACTTTCGGTCCCAACAAGCTCGGTGCCACATTATAGCTCCGTCTTTCTTCTTGAATACCCATACGCCGACAATCGCTGTATGGTGTCTGGCGATTACAGATAGTCTCCCACCCCCCGCCTTGCCTCCCCCTAAGTAGTGGTTTTTATCCAAGAACTCTAGCGCCTCTCGGGGAGTCCTCCCTACTTTAAATTCGAACGTAGGTGTGATTCTAACCTTGGGTGATGGGGCTACCACATCTTGTATCATCCCTTTTATGACTTCCCGTGTATCGGGGTCTTCCCACTCATCCCCATAGATTTGGATAAGACGATCACCCTTGGAACAAGCTAACTTGTATTTCTTACTATCCCGCAAAACTGTAGCTTTTCTCTTTTCCTCGTCGGGTTCGTCGTAACTTAGCATGGCGGAGTGGCACCACAACCCGTGGTACTCAACAGCGAATTTTTTAGACCCTATGTAGACATCGTACTCATGCTTACTGTCTTCACAAATTAGACTAGAGCCCTCGCAGGTGTCGGAGGCTAGCGATTTCACATAATCTCGGACCTCACTCTCAGGTGAAAACTCGTTCTCCCCTGGTTTTAAACATCCGCAAGACTTAGTTTTACCGCTCACCATGTCATAGAAAGTTACGGTTTTCTTTCCTCCACTTGGGCACGAACAGACAACCTCGACTTTTCTACCATCGAACCCGATTCCCCACTCGCTGGGCACCTCTTGGTTATGGTCTAATTTTAGTAACCCCCACGTCTGAGCAGTCCAGTACTCCCTCGACCGCACCGTGCACCGACCGCACGACGTACGTAACCCGCTTGTTATCGAATTGAATAGACAATTCACTCGATTGGTGCGTCCCTCTCCACAGTTACATAGGAAGAAAAATTCCCGATGCACCCCCTTACCCCACCCTTCCGGCAATGCTTGTTCTGGGTCTAGCTGGAGCT